TGAAGCAAATGCTGATGCAATAAAAGCCGGTTTAGCTGCTGGAAAAGAGGGTGATATGTCAGCAGGTCTAGCTGCAATAGAAAGTGTTGATAAAGCTGCACTCGCAAGACAAGGTGGTATGTTTGCTGGCGCTCAGGTGGCTAAAACTTTTGGCGGTGGGTCTGGAGCCGGTGAGTTAGCATTTACAGCTGCTACTGGTGCCGTAGTAAACCCAATGTTAGAAATGATTTATCGTTCACCAAATTTTAGGTCTTTTCAATTTGATTTCAACTTTTTTCCAAGAGATGAGAAAGAAGCATTAGAAGTACAAAAAATATTAAAAGCATTTACATTTCATCAAGCACCTGAAAAATTAGCAGGTGTTCCAGGATTCTTAGTACCACCTTCAGAATTTGATATTGAGTTTTATTATGGTGGTAGAATAAATCCAAATATTCCAGGTATTGCACCAGGTTGTATTCTTACAACGATAGATATAAATTACGCACCAAGTGGTGCAAGTTTCTATGAAGTTCCAGGTGAAACAAGTCCATCATTAGGTGGGACTGGTATGCCATTTGCTGTAAATTTAGTATTACAATTTCAAGAGACCACTTATCTCACAAAATCTGATTATGATGATACGATTGGTAATAGTCTTTCAGGTTCTGAAACATCTAAAACTACAAGCACAGGTGTAAGTAAGGCATTGAAAAATACAACTGGCGGATTCAGAACTTAACTAGGATAAAAAAATGGCCAATTATTTTAGATTTTTTCCAACAACTTTTTATACATCTGATAATAATTCAAAAGGTGTAGATACTGTTACAAGTATTGTTTCTAGATTTACGATTGCAAACAATCTAAGAGATAATACAGGTGTATCATATACATATGATATTCAAGATACTGATACAGCAGAAATTATTGCAGGTAAATTGTATGGTAATCCTGAAAGACATTGGATTGTTTTGGCATTTAATCAAGTAGTAGACCCACAGTGGGACTTTCCTCTCTCACAAGATAATTTTATTTCTTATGTAAATAAAAAATATGCAGCTAATGGATCAGCTAATACACCAACACAAACTGGTGTTACATGGGCTTTAAGTGAAAATAATATAAAAGCATATTTTTTAAAAACGTCAAGAACAATAAATCTTCAAAATACAGTATCTTCAATATCAGAGTCAGTTAGTAATACTACATTAGTGATTCAAACAGAGGTCGACAAAAATACATATGCAAATACAGTATCAACAGGCACATCTTTATTCACCCTTGTTGATGGTTCAAAAGTAAGAGAAAAAACAGAAAAATTTACAAAATCTCACTATGAATACGAATTTGATGCAAATGAAGAAAAAAGATCAATTAGAATTTTAAAACCAGAATTTGTTAATGAACTGGAAAAAGAGTTTAAGAGGGTATTTACAAGATGAGTCTTACCGTATCAAATTCTACCGAATATAAAATTAATGAATTAGCTATCGTAGCAAAAAATGGCAAAATAGATATATCTAAGTTTTTTATAGAATTAAGTATATTTGATTCAATGTTTTTACCTGTTATGAGTGGTAATATATTGATTAAGGATTCTGTTGGAATGTCCTCTAAATTATTGTTTGATGGTTCAGAAGTTATTTTGATAGACATACAAAAAGACGAACAGGGCATAATAGGTAATTTAAAAAAAGCTTTTAGAGTTTATAAACAAACAGATAGAAGTGCAGATGGTGAAAGCTCTGAAACTTATATTTTAAATTTTGTATCACAAGAGTTACTATTTTCAGACCAACAAAGAGTCAATCAATCATATAGAAAAACTTACACCGAAATGGCTGAGAGAATTATGTTGGATTATCTATTGATACCACAAAATAATTTAGGTGGTATTTACGAACCATCATCAGGCGTTAGACAATCAATTATACCAAATTTAAGACCAATAGAGGCAATAGAATGGGTGATGAGAAAATCTGTAAATAATAAAAATTCACCAAGTTATGTGTTTTTTCAAAACTTAATTGGGTATAATTTTGCTTCACTTAGTTCTTTTTTAAATAAGGGAATAGTTTTAGATATAAAATTTGAAACAAAAAATAAAAATGAAAAAGGAGCAGCTTTTGATGAATTATCAACAGCAAGATCATTTGAAGTTATTTCAGAATATGACAACATAAAGAAAACAAGGTCCGGTGTTAATGCAGGGACTTTTATTGGTTTTGATTTGGTTACAAGAAATATATCAAGAAGAGCACTATCATTTTCAGATCATTATGATAACTTAGATCACGCAAATAAGACACCTAATTTTACAGCCTCTAAAAATCAAGATGGTCTTTTGAATTCAGCTGCATATGATTCTAGAATAGTTTTAGATACCTTTTCAACAACAAGAGTTTTAAGTAACTATGTAAGAGAACATGATCCTGAATCAATTGCATATAATTCAAGAACAGAAGATTACGCCTTTCAAAGAAAAGCAATATTTGAAAATTTAAACTCTAAAAAAATAAAACTTGTAATGCCTGGAAATTTTACTTTAAGTTCAGGTTTCAATGTAAATGTAAATGCACCCACTTTTGGAGAAAAAGGACAAGGTAGTGAAAATAAAAATCCACTATTATCAGGTAAATATTTAATTACAGCATCAAGACATATCATAACTCCTGATAAACATGATAGTATAATTGAATGCTCATCAACATCATCAGATTTAGACTTTGTTCAACAGGATACAAATGAACAAAATGAATCATTAAAGGCTTACTAAATGGAAGATACTTTTTTAGGTAAAAATGGATTTGTATGGTGGGTAGGTATCGTTGAAAATCGACAAGATCCACTTAAATTAGGTCGTTGTAAAGTAAGATGTATTGGTTGGCATCCTAATGATAAAATGCGAGTACCAACAGAGGACTTGCCTTGGGCAAAACCTATGTTACCAATAAATAATCCACATCCATACCCACCAAAAGAAGGTGATATGGTCTTTGGGTTTTTTCTAGATGATACGGGCGGTCAAGATCCAGTTATGATGGGTATTTTTCCGGACATACCTTTAACTGAGCCAAACTCCCAGGAAGCATTCAATGACCCCAGGACGCAAGAAGAGTTAGATATTGCACCAATTAAACCAACTGGAGTGGATTCTGTACCAGTAAATCCAGTTGCAAATAATTACCCTAGAAATTTAGATGAACCAACAACTTCTAGGCTTGCAAGAAATCAAACAGCTAATACAGAATCAGCTGTATCTTTTAAAAATGCTAGAATCACGGCGAATGATACATCATCAGTTGAACCAGTTCCTTCATACAATGCAACATACCCATATAATAAAGTTTATGAGTCTGAATCAGGCCATGTTATGGAGTTTGATGATACAAGAGATAATGAAAGAATTAATCTATATCACCGTGCAGGTTCTTACATGGAGTTTACTCCAAATGGTGATAGAGTCGAAAGAATACAAAGAGATAAGTTTACAATAGTTGTCAAGGACGAGTCTGTATTGATTAAAGGTGATGTAAATATTCAAGTAGATGGTGACTATAATTTAAATGTAACAGGTGATGTAAAGATAAACGGACAAACAATTAATTTAAATAACGGTTCTGAAGGAGCTGCAAGGATAGGAGATACCGTTGCAGACGTTGATCCAGTAGGAGATGGTGTAATTTCTTCTGGTTCCGGTACGGTTAAAATTGGAGGTTAGTAATAAATAGAAGATGGCAGAGATAACAATAAAAACAGAAAGAGTATTTAATGATTTGGATTTGAACTTCAATGTTCATCCGACTACAAAAGATATTACTCAATTTAAAAATGAGAGAGCTATAGTAAATTCTATTAAGAATTTAATTTTAACAAATCACTACGAAAGACCTTTTCAACCTGAACTCGGTTCAAATATAAGAAGGATGCTTTTTGAACAGGTTGATAACTTAGTAGGAGCTCAATTGGAAAGAGAAATATCTGAAGTTATAGGTAATTTTGAACCGAGAGCATCTATAAAAGATGTTACTGCTGTACCAGCGCCTGATGAGAATGGTTATTCTATTACTTTAGAATTCTATATGGTTAATAGTGCTGCCCCAATTTCAATAGATTTCTTTTTAGAGAGAGTAAGATAAAATGGTTGATAGGCTAAGAGTCACAGAACTTGATTTTGATACAATCAAGAATAATTTAAAATCTTTTCTAAAACAACAAAGTACATTTACTGATTATGATTTTGATGGTTCAGGTCTTTCTGTTCTCATAGATTTATTGGCCTATAATACACACTACAACGCATACTATTTGAATATGGTTGCAAATGAATCATTTTTAGATACCGCTTTGCTTCGTGACTCAGCAGTATCACACGCAAAAACTTTAGGTTACACACCACATTCTAGAAAAGCGCCCGTAGCTACAATTACACTTACAGCAAACTCTGCTACAACAACTTCTGGTAGTTTAACATTATCTGAAGGATTTTCATTTTTATCAGATCAAATAGATGGTAAATCTTATAATTTTACTGTTTTAAATGATACATCTGTAACAAAATCAAATAATTCACAATACATATTTTCTAATCTTGCAATTAGTCAAGGTCAGTTACAATCAACACAATTTACTTATGATGAAGGCTCAAACCCTAAACAATTATTTGTTTTACCTGATAAAACTATGGACACATCAACAATTAAAGTTGGTGTTCAACCAAATGTATCAAATACATTCTCGTCAATTTATAGTCAATCAACAGATATTTTAGATGTTGATGGTACATCAGAAGTATTTTTCTTACAAGAAAATAGAGATAGTAATTATGAAATATTTTTTGGTAATAATAGTGTTGGTAAAAAATTACAAGATGGTTCAATTATAACTGTTACATATTTGGTGACAAATGGTATAGATGCCAATAAGGCAAATAATTTTGTAGCTAAATCATCATTATCAGATACAAACGGTGATAGTACAACAGTTATTATTACGCCAATATCGGCTGCATCAGGGGGTTCTGAAAAAGAATCAGTAGATTCAATAAAGTTTTCAGCACCAAATCAATTTACTTCACAAAATAGATTGATTACTAAAAAAGATTTTGAAACAACAGTCTTACGAGAAGCACCAAGTGTGGAATCTATATCAGTTTGGGGAGGGGAAGATAATGTACCCGTTGTTTATGGTAAAGTATTTCTATCATTAAAAGCTAAAGATAACTTTTTTATATCTAATGCTGAAAAACAAAGAATTAAAGATAAGATAATTAAGCCTAAGGCACTCATAGGATTAGAAGCTGAATTAATTGATCCAAACTTTACATTTGTTTTAGTTAATTCAACTGTATTATATGACACAAGAAAAACATCTTTAACTAATGATGGCTTTAAATTGGCAGTTAAAAACTCTATCGTTACATACAAGTTACAAAATTTAGATAAATTTGATAGTACATTCTCTTTATCTAAATTATCAAAGGCAATTGATGATACTGATCAAAATGCAATTACTGGATCGGAAACTTCAATACGATTACAAAAAAGAGTTACACCAATATTTGGCACAACGGCTTATGTAATTGATTATGGCGAAAGATTAAAAAGAGGCACAGCTGAAGATAAATTAATTACAAGTGTTTTTAATAGTTTTGATTCGGCTGGTAATTCTAGATCAGTTCAGTTTGAAGAAGTACCACAATCATTTTCAGGTGTTTCGAGAATTGAAGTGAACAATCCAGGATTTTCATATACGGTGGCACCAATTGTAACAATTGTAGGTGATGGTGCTGGTGCTACAGCTGTTGCAGAAATATCGAATGGTTCAATTATAAGAATTACTCTTACAAATAGAGGTATAGATTACACAAAGGCTACAGTTGAAATAACAGGTGGTAATGGTCAAGGTGGTGAAGCTACAGCTGTGGTAGATTCAAGAACAGGAACAATCAGGTCAGTATTCTTTGATAATGATGATAATAGACAAGTTATAAATGCGGCCGCAGGTGAAGTCAATTATGATACTGGTATTATAACAATTAATGATATTAATATAACTAGCGTATCGACTCCGGATGGTTTAATTAGATTTACAATTGGATCTGAAAGTGGTGTCGTAGAGTCAGTTAGGAATAATATTGTAACAATTGATCCAGAAGATGCAGATTCAATAACAGTTAATTTAGAGGTTCTTAGCACATAATGTCTAGAGTAAACCCACAAGATTTAAAAACTTCACTTTTAATTAATCGTCAAGTTCCTGAGTTTATTCGGGAAGATCATCCGCTTTTTATTAGTTTCTTAGAAGCTTATTATGAGTTTTTAGAAACTGAACAGGGCACACAAAATAATGACTTAACAAAAGTATCAAAAGATTTAAGGTATCTTTCTGATATTGATACATCATTAGAGTCTTTTGAAACTAATTTTTTAAATAATTATGCAAATCTTATACCAAAAGATATTACGGTTGATAAAGCATTTTTGATTAAAAATGTATTACCATTATACCTTGCAAAAGGAAGCCCTAGATCATTTCAATTTTTATTTCGTATGTTTTTTGCTCAAGAGGTTGAATTAAAATTTGGAAAAGACAAAACACTTAGAGCTTCAGATAGTGATTATAAATTAGAAAATATATTAAGTGTTAGAGAAGAAATAAGTTCATTTTATACAGGTGATGGTAGTAATAATGTTTTTCATTTAGCACAACCAGTCTCAAGAGATGAAATAGTAGTTAGAATTAATGGTGTAGTTAAAAGCTCAAACTCTTTAAATGCGGCTGCCAATAGTGATTTTATTCATGTAGAGAGAGAAAATCAAAAATTAATTTTTCATACTATACCGGTTAGTGGTGCAGATATTAAAGTTACATATACAAATCAAGAAGCTGGAGGATTTGACGAAACTCTTTTAGTTGATAGAAAAATAATAGGCCAAACATCTAATGCTTCAGCGATTGTATCAACAGCAGTTTCAAGAATTATTGAATCTTTACATAAAGTAGAATTATTTTTAGATAGTTCAGACATATCTGGAAATTTTGATCAGAGTGAAGAATTAAGAACAAACATTGTAGTAAATGGTTCTTTAGTAAATATATCTTTGAATACCATTTCATCAATAGAAACAATTAAAGTGAATGATGGAGGTACTTCTTATAATGTAGGAGATATTATACCAATCAATGCTGGTGCTTTTCAGACACAAGCTAGAGCTGAAGTTGAAAAAATATTTACCGATTTTGCAAGAGATCCCGAAATTTTCAATAGACACGAAGGTGGTTCAGGATTTGAACTAGGTAGTTTTTTAACAGGTGGTAATACTGAAATTGGTTTTATTAACTTTAAAGTTGAAACAGTTGATAAAACAGGTAATAATACACCTAATACATTTACAATGATGGGTACGTCAATAGACACCAATACATCTTCAAACACCGCACAATCATTTGCTGACTTATGTATTTCTAATGCAGCTATTGGTGGCACAGGATTAAATAACGCACAAATATCATTAAGATACAGTCAAGTTTTTGGTAACAGCCAAATAGGTGCAGATGCAGCTGATAGTGCTGGTATAAATGTAAACACTTCAATTTGTCATGTTGTAAATTCATATACAACTATATCAGAAATAGGCCCAGCTAAAACTGTTCTTGTAGTTACATCTACCACACAAGAAAGTAATGTTAGTAATTTAGATCAAATTGGAGCCCTTGTATCTACTTCAGCAAATGTATCTGAAGGTCCTGCAAAAATGCTTCCGGCTGATGTAACATCATTAAGAGGTATAGGTTCTTTAAATATAATAAACGGTGGCACTTTTCATAATCCAAGAGATATGGTAGAATTTAGTGATGTGCCTTTTGGTGGCGGTGCAACTGCTAGGGTTTGTGAAACGGCCGGTGGTGGTTCTATTAGTAACATATGTTTAGAAGATCCATATTATGTGAATGAAGGACCTGTAAGAACTGGTGGAAGTGCTAATGTAGGATTTAATGGTCAATTTGCAATACCAAATTGTTATACTTTTGGTGCAAACACAGCTAATAGTCCAGATGGTAATAATGCTCTTTACATGACAAGAAGTTCATTCTTGAATGGTATGGATTTCACTTCAGCTCCACACCCAGTAAAAGCTGGGGATAGAATAACATTTTTAGGATATGAAAGACAAGTTGTTGAAGTTAATACAGCCATTGGTTCAACACAAACAAGAGGTTCAGGTTTTATTAAAGTTGATATTCCTTTTCCAGCAGATATTGATTTTAGAATAAAACAAATTGGGGGTAATACAAGCCAATACGGTGATACTTCAAATACGTTTTTAGCTAATACGGCAAACACTTTTCATTTAAGAGGTGCACCACTCAAGATTAATCAAGCTGGGCCGAAAGGTGGTACAGGATATCGTCAAGATAGATTACCGACTATAAGTGTTTTCAGATCAATAGCATCCAATGGTCGATTTGGTCCAGGTGGAGGTGATACTTTAACTACAGCTAATGTGCAAGTGGTTGGCATAATGGGTCGTGGCACTAAAATACATACAGAAGCTAACACTCAACAAAAAGGTATTATAACATCAATTAAATTAGATGATTTCGGTTCGGGTTATCAAGTAACACCAAGTGTTGATTTAACAACAAAAGGTGATGGAAATGCTTTAGCTGTTGCTGAACTTTTAGCCCCAATTAAAAAACTTCCAGGTAGATTTACTTCATCTAAAGGTTTAATTTCAGCTGATGAAAGAAGGATACAAGGTGCAAACATTTATAACGATTTTGCATATATTACGAATATACCATTAGAATTTGACAAATATAAAACAATAGTAAAAGGTCTTATACATCCAGCTGGTTATAAGAATTTTGCAGAATTTAAAATTGAACCAAAAGTTGAAACAAATGTTACCATATCATCTAGAAGTCTATCAAACAGTATTCCAGGATTAATTAATATTGCAAATCCATTGCATATATCCAACTTATTTAATGTATCTACACAAACAATTATCACAATATCGAGTACCACACCAAATGCAAACTTTGTATCTGCTAAGGCAGCCAGTATAATTGTAGAGGGTCAATCTAGATTAGGTATTTCAAATGATGATGTAAATGCTGTAGGTACAAATGAAGAGAACTTTAACCCGCTTATTATAAAAGTTAATTCAAATAATACAATAGAAGTTAATTCCGCTCAAGTTTTTTCAACTTTAGCTAACAATTATACTCACTTGAACAACCAACCTATCATAATTTATACATAAATACAATCTATGGCTACAAAACTTTCTACTAGATCACTCTCACTTAAAAGTGCTCAAAACTATATTGATACATTCACAGCAAATACAAATGACGTTGAAATACAATACGTTTTTGTTGGTGATGCTATCGGCACCGCTAACAATCAGGCCGTTACTACTATTGAAAACACCAAATTCGATTCAGATGATGCTTTATCGAGAATGATTGGTATGAAAAGAGTGCAAGGTGGTGATCTAAGTCTGGTTATACCTAGAGTTGATTGGGAATCTGGTAAAATTTATCAACAATTTGATTCAACTGTTCCAACAGAAACTTTAGTATCAAATAATTCAGTTGGTGATCTAACTAGAAAACCAATGTATGTAATTACATCAGATCGTGGTGTTTATAAATGTTTATCAAATAATAGTAATGGACTTAGCACATCAGACACAACGTCAACAGTAGAACCATCAGGAGATTTTAACACAAGTAATGGTGTAATATCAACAGCTGATGGTTATATGTGGAAATATATGTATACGATTAGAGATAATAATAAATTTATCGACTCTAGTTTTATGCCAGTCGCTACAAGAAATGTTGATGATATGTCAGCTAATACTGTTTATGGTAATTTTAATTTAAACAATATTGGCGTAAAAGAAGGTGAATTAACAACAATAGTTTTGAATAATGGCGGTTCTTTATATCGTGATCTTTCAAATGTACCTTTCACCCCTTTTGCAGTTGGTGAAACCACCCTTACTTTACAAACTTGGTATCTAACGGATCCTGGAAGTGGGGCTTTGGCAGTTGCTTCTAATGTACTTTCCGCTAATATGTCTATAACTGGTAATGGTATCGCAGCCGATACAATTATTACAGATGTTTATAATGGTAATAATAATGTTAGAATAAGTAAAGCCACTGTAACAAGTAGCTTTGCAGCTAATTCAACTCTCTTTACAAGTAAAACTAGAATTTTTATTGATGGTGATGGCACAGGCGCTTTAGCAAATGCAACAGTAAATACAACTGGTAAAATAGATAAAATTATTATTGATACAGTTGGATCAGGATACACTAGAGCAAATGCAAGAGTATTTGGTACGGGTAGTGGCGAATCAACAAGAACAATATTATCGCCTTATTTTGGCCACGGATTTAACATAGGTCAAGATTTAGGTGCAAATAGTATTATGGTTCATGCAAAAATTGGCGAATTAGATGCAACAGAAGGTAATACAATACCCACAGGAATTACATTTAGACAAACAGGACTTATTAGGAAACCTTATAAATACGGTTCAAATAATACAAGTTCTTCAGCAAATAATGCCACGGCAAATGGAGCTGCAAAACAGGCCACTACATTAACGCTTGGTACTGGAATAAGTTTTACAGATAATGAATTTGTTTATCAAGGAACAAGCAATACAGTATTTAAAGCTTCAGCTCAGGTTTTAAGAACCGTAAGTTTGAATACAATAGAAGTTACTAAAGTGGTTGGAGACTTTGTAGTAAATGAAGCTCTAATCGGTGATTCTTCAGGTGCATCTAGAACAATAACCTCAAGAACAGATCCGGAGTTTCAACCAAAAAGTATGGAATTATTATTTGTTGAGAACTCAACACCAACAACAAGAACAGAAAGTCAGGCAGAAGATGTTAGACTTGTATTACAATTTTAAAGGTAGATAATGACTACAACAAATTTTAATGTAACACCCTACTATGACGATTTTGATGAAGATAAAAGATTTTATAGAATTCTTTTTCAACCTGGTAGAGCAGTTCAAGCTCGTGAATTAACACAATCACAAACCATACTTCAAGATCAAGTCAAAAAATTTGGTGATCATATATTCAAAGATGGTTCTAGAGTTACTGGTGCGGAAATATTTTCTGTTCCTGAGTTCGGTAGAAAATTACAAAATATTGAAAATAGTCAAAAACCTACAGCACGTTCTGTTAAGTTAGAATCTACTTTTGAAAGTTCATCAATTAATGTTTCTAGTCTTGTAAATAAGTATATTACAGCAAATACGGCTAATGTTCAACTCGCAAATGTTAAAAATATTTATTTTGTTCATCATGCAGATCCAGCTATAGGCACAGATCCAGATACCTTATATGTTTCTTATCTAAGAACAACTAATGTAAACATAGGTGGATCAACTTCAAATTCCACTATGGAATTACAAAATGCAAATACTACAATTCAAAATTCAGCTAATTTGCAAGTGTTTTCAACATCTGATGTAGCACCAGCAAATTTAATTACAACAGTTACAACTCAAATTGGAGCAAATGGAAGTGGCATTTATCCTGAAAGCCCTGCTAAATTATTAGGTGTTGATGAGGGTGTTTTCTTTACAAGTGGTATTTTTGCAAAAAATCAAAGACAAATTATAGCTGCTGACAAATATGGTTCAAATGCAAATGTAAGTGTAGGTTTTGATGTTGTAGAAAATACAGTAACATCAACTACTGATACTTCATTATTAGATCCTTCTTTAGATTCTTCAAATTATCTAGCACCAGGTGGTGATAGGCTTAAAATATCACTTACCCTAACTAAAAAAGATTTAGACTCTAATACAAATTCATTACCTAGTTTACAAACAAACAAATATATCGAATTGGTAAGATTTAGAAATGGTCAATTAGTTAAAGACCTTTCAGGTACAAAATATTCTGATTTAGGTCGAACACTTGCAAGAAGAACCTTTGATGAGTCAGGCGATTATATTGTAGATGGTCTAGAGCCTAGACTAACACCACTTGGTAATTCAGGAAGTTTTATCTTAAACATATCAAAAGGAAAAGCATATGTAAAAGGTTATGAAATAGATAAAACAAATGATGTTACAAGGTTGGCTGTTAAAAGGTCGCAAGATCAAGATTCGGTTGTAGGATATGATTTACCTACTGAATATGGTAATTTTTTACACATACACCTATCAAATAATTCAATATATAATTCAAATACATCCGAAAGAGTTGTATTACATTCTTCAAATACAGTTGTAAATGCAAGAACACAAATCGCTGAGGCGTATGTAAAGAATCAAGTATATGTAAGTGGTAATGGCCTTGATGCTATTCATAAATTACATTTATTTGGTCTTAAAAGACTTGCTAACTCAGGTGGTCAATTTTTACCACTTTCAATGGCAAAATCAGTTATTGGTACTGAACTATCTGGTGGATTGGCTGCAAATTCAAATGTCGAATCATCATCAATAACAACTATACAAACTCCAGGAACGATTGTAAATAATAGTGATCACTTGATTGTTTCAGATGCAGATGGAATTCAAATTGGCGATGAAGTTTTTGGTCACAATGTATCTTCTTTTACTGGAATAACAGGAGAAACAGAACGATCTATTCATGTCACAGCAATTGCTGGATCTAATCTTACACTATCAGCTCCAGTAAATGGTTCTTTACAAAAACCTTTCAGTAAAGAATCAACAAACACTTATACGTTTAAAAGATCCACACTTCAAGAAAGTAATGAAACAGCTTCAGTTTTTCCAGGTGCTTATGCTACTGTAGCTAAAATAAATCAAATTGATTATAATGCAAGAAGAGTATTCAAAACTGTTTCATTTACTGATGGTGTCGCTTCAATTTCAACATCTGATGGCACAGAGAGATTTAAAACTGCTGGTAGTGCATCAACGAAAAATACTTTTTACGCAATTACAATACGAACAGGTGGAACACCTTCTTATACAACAAATTCAGTAGTAAATATGGCAAATAGTGAGGTAACAATTACACTACCAACTCCTACCTCGGGATCGCCTGCTACTGCAACGATTGATTTAGGTGATGATGCTTTTGATGGTACAGCAGATATACTTGCAACACTTGATATAACAGATGCAGCTAGAAGAACAAAAACTGCTAATAGTCATTTCAAATTATTTGATGCACTTACAAATAATTCAACAACATTACATTCATTAGGTGTTACTGATGTTACAAATGTTACTGGTATATTCATTGCTAGTGGAACAGATTTACCTGGTACTTCAAATGTAAATGTATTATCTTCATTTGTGATTGATACTGGCCAGAGAGATGGTTTTTACGATCATGCTAGTATAAAGAAAAAACCAAGTTCCATAGGCGTTGTAAACACAGGTAAAGTTAATGTAACATATACAAGATTTACACATACTGGTTTAGGTCATTTTGATGCGAATTCGTACCCAAGTTATACTGATATACCTCAATATATTACCAATAAAGGTAATAAAATAGAGTTGAGAGATTCAATAGATTTCAGACCACTTCGAGTAGATGTTGAAGCTTCAAATGTTTATAGTAATACAGCAATGACATTTACAAGAAATCAAATTGTTGATAGTAGAGTTGGATCAGCAGATGTTGATTTAAATTATTATCTAAGTAGAGTTGATAAAGTTGTTTTAGGATTTGATGGTAAATTTAGAGTTATAGAAGGTGATAGTGCCTTAAATAACCCACCTACACCATTAGATGATCCTGATTCTATGTCTTTATATAAATTGACATTTCCACCTTTTACATTTCAAACAAGTAACGTAACAGTTGATATTGTAAAAAATAAAAGATATACAATGAAAGACATTGGTGGTATTGATGATCGTTTATCGAGAGTAGAATATTATACAGCTCTTAATTTATTAGAATCTGAAATAGCTACTTCAACATTTTTCAGTAATAATAATGTTCAACTTATAAACAATGGATTCTTAGTTGATGACTTTAAAGGCCATAGTGTAGGTGATGTTTTAAATGATGATTACAAATGTTCTATTGATTATGGTAATCAAATATTACATCCAAGATTCAAAGCAAATGGTACAAATGCAACTGTAATAGCAGCTGGTACAACAGCAAAAGTTACGGGTAATACTATTACATTACCATTTACCGAGCAAGTATATAGTGCTCAAAATGTTGCTTCAACTTCAGTTAATATAAACCCATTTAATGTTGTTTCATTTGTAGGTTATGTTAAACTTGCAGCAGATGTAACTAATTATGCAGACTTTGATTCTAGACCTATTGTAGTAAGTAATCGTGATGGTAATTCAGATAACTACGAATTTGGAGTAAATTTTCAAGGCTCAGTATGGAGTGAATGGGATCTTTTATCATTTAATAATGATACTACAAGAAAATATACATACTATGATAAAAATGGTGCAAAAGTTTCTACGACAACTTCAGCTGAAGAAGCATCAAGTCAATCAACAAAAACAGAAACAGATAGAATTTTTTACTATATGTCAGCTGAGAATATTGATTTTGAAATATTTGGTTACAGGCCAAATACAGAAGTTCATGCTTTCTTAGATGGTAAAAATGTATCAGATAGATTAAGAGCATTTAATACAACAACAAATGCTTTTGAAACGGCTCCTAAAAAATGTTTAATTATTTCTGACGATCAAGGTTTTGCAAAAGGTAGATTAGTTATACCAAATAATGAGGCAGTTAATCGACAATTTGCAGCTGGTGAACATCAGATATTTTTCTCCGATTCTATCGCATCACCTAATGTTTTCTCAACCTTTGCAGAAACTAGATATTATTCTGGCACACCAAAATCAAGAATAATACCACCAGTAGTAGAGGTACGAAATGACCCACCTGCACTAGTTACGCCTGTATCAACAGAATGTGCTTTTCAGGAGGATGATGATAAAAAGACACCAAATTGTCAAACAGTTGCTGAAGCTAGAGCAGAACTACCTGCAAATGGTGGTGCTGGTGATAGTGATGTTACTGATGCAACCTTTGGTATATCTGAGCAAATAATTAGAGATACTTATTCAGCTGTTTTAGGTCGTAAACCAGATAAAGCTGGTATGCAATACTATATGGAAAGAATAGAAAATGGTGAGATAGATGCTTTCACACCAGGAACCCTTTCAGCTAGTTTAACTACAATCTTCGAGGCCTCACCTGAATTTAAAGGAAAAAATGAATGTCCACTAGGTGTAGACCCACTTGCACAAACATTCTTTGTAAATGAG